ATGCATCAGATAATTGTTCTCCCCATTCATCAAATGGCATAAGTGATGATATCAATCCTCCAAAAATAGGTATTTGTTTTATCCAATCATCTATAGCACTAAATGGTTGATTGATTAATTTTGCAGTTTCATCAATTCTGTTATGAACCCGTTTCATTTCATCTTGTTGGGTCTGTAAATTTTTTAAATGTTTAACATCTTCTTTATTCCCGTGTGCTTTTGCCTTTGCAATATCTCTATTTAAATCAAGACTAATAAATTCGGAAGTACCTATTGATAACATATTTCCTGCAACTTCTCGTGTTCTATCCACCGTATTAACCATAATTGCGGCTTTGGCTTTGTGAAATTTAGTACCACCTTGTAATAACTTATTATATTCCTGTTCTCTACCAACCAATCCTTTAGCCAGTTTACCCATAGCAGTTGAATGATCTACTTGGGCGAGAATATGTTCAGATGAGGCAACAGTTGATTTATTGTACTCTTTGGCCAAATCGACCAGATTATTCCACTTCTCAACTCCCTTGTTTAAATCTTTATTAAGTGTTTCGGTAGCAATTAATTGTAACTTTTGGGTTTCAGACATGCTATCCCACATATCTTTATTTGAGGCAATCCACTTTACAATGAGCTGAGATTGTTCATCTTGTCGTTTAGCCAACTCTTGAAATGCCTGAGTTGACTCACTAATGTTTTTATTGAATGGTTTTTTATTTATCGCCACGAATTATACCTTGTTTGATATTGAAGTATTTAATTCGAAAAAAATCTAAAATATATTAGGAAATACCTTTTTTAAATCTTTTCTAAGTTGTTCGTCATCTTTTGTTAAATGTCCATATAGATCATCTGCAGCATCTTCAGCGGCTTTAATCTTCCGTATAAGGTCTGGATCTTTAAATAAAGACTTTACAAACTTACGTCCCTTCTTTCGTCCAAGATGACGCCAAAGTTTCTCCATAAACTCATTTAGAACTTGTTCATTTTTGACAACATATTTGTACTTAGGCATTGTTCTTTTCTCCGAATTAAATAAAACTGAATGTTACTTATCAATTATAAATATCAAAGTAGAGAAAAAATAATATTATCTGTTAGATTTTTTTATGTTAGGACGACTTAATTTAGATGACTTTTTTGTAGCCTTTTCATAGGCAGCATTTTCTTCATCATATTGCTGTTTAAGTCGTTTAAGATAATAAAGTCTTAAATACACGGGCATATTATAGACTTCATTGAATGTGAATCCGCCCTTGGCGTTATAAATCAATTGAAATATTTGATTATGTATGTTTGGTTTATCTTCTGGTTGAAGGCCAAAAAAACTGAGCAGTCACAGGGACCGCTACCTCCTCGACTTCTCCGTTGTCGAGTTCTATCATAACAGTCATATCAACATCTGGACTAATTGATGTTAAATATGCCCTATATGCAAATGAATCAACAGAAAGAAATTCATTCTCTACAAAATTATTTATAGTAATTTTTTTATTGTCACCATCAACCGATGTAATGGAAGTCTTTAATCTTGTAGTGATTTCAGGATCAATACCAGTTTCTTTTGTAAACTTTTTCATTGCCTTCAATTCGTCATCTATCTGGCGTTCCTCTTTTTGAGTAAGAAACTTAAATGTGACAACTCTTTTTGAAGTAGGCAATTCAAACTGGTGCTCATTAACTCCTTTAGTAAATTGTGTAAAATCTATTCTTTTATCTTCAAGTGAAGTTAAATCTATTGTTTCATCCCTTTGTCTACCACTACTTGCATCTACAAATGTTATAGGATAATCCTTACCATATGCTAAAACTCTGGCTGCTACCATAATTGCATTTTTATCACCTATTAAAACATCATCAAGTGTTACACCTTCTGTAACAATGAGTGCCTCTAAAAGTTTATCAAGTACAATTCCTTTTTGTATTAAATTTCCAGAAGTTAGAATATCTTCTTCTTTTGCTGTCATATACTTAATTTCCACTTGACCACTCGATAACGGATTATCTTCTGGATAAAAATATCCCTTAGAAGGTAAATCTATTACCTCGGATGGAAATTGGCGTTTTTCTTCTGCCATAATTATCTCCTATGTATTATTCTATTGAATAGTTTTTGTAACCATCAATATAACCAATTAATTAAAACTTTACTGGGTATCAATTAAGATACCCAGTCAAAATTATTATTTAGGTGCTGCAAATTTCTCCGCTGCTGTTACACCTAACCCAACTACCGTAATGTACATAAAACATTCAAGTATTTGGTCTTTAATATCAAATCCACCAAATGTGTTTGCTCCCCAAGAAGCTACTAACATAACAAATGATGCAAATCCAATAAATCTTTTACTGGAAACTTTTGCATCACCAGATAACATCTGTGTAAAAAAACTCATGTTTTTCTCCGTTTAGAATTGTAGGATAGCGTAATCGTATCTTAATGTAAGTGTAATGTCCGCTGGATCAGTAGTATTTGCCCAATCCATATCATTAAAGTTAGCGTTTACAATCCAAGTTCCCTTTAATGTCCACTCCTCAACTTTATCACCAACAGGTCCTAAGACATTGATAGTTACATCTTTCTTATAGAAATCTGTATATCCATCTCTACCTGTTACTGACTCGTGAGCTAATCTTACCCATTCCATAACAGCTTGTGCTCCACTTGGAACAACTGGGTCATAAAGTGTAATTTCTAATTCTTCCCATGCCCCTTTACCTTTGACATATCTTTTTACATTGATGTGGTCTAATTCAATTGTTTCAAAGGCTATTGAAGGTCTGTTAGCGGTTTTTATGAGATAAGCTGGTATACCTTCAATGTACATGATGTACCGATTTTTTGTTTTCGGTTCAAATGGTGTGAACATTATTTCAGAAGGATCTAATAGTTCTGGCATCTTTATTCTCCAATAAGTTTAATTCTTCAACTATAAATATCAAAAATTATAAAAATCATCATAATCATTTTTCATAGTTTTATAGAAGTTTTATAGTATCTTCATATATAAATATACCGAGCAACAAAAAACCCCTCAAAAAAGAGGGGTTTTTGTTTAGTTAATCTATTGATTAAACTTATTCAGGAAATGTAGCTCCTGTTGGTAATACTACGAAGTCCAATACAATAAATTCAGCTGTCCGTGTTGGTTGGATAAATATCTGACCAACAAGTTGATTTCTATCAACAACATCTGGAGTATTATTGGTATCATCCATTACTACTCTAAATGCGGATAAACCACTATTTGATTGTACAGACTCTAAGAATGGATTCACTATGTTAAGGAATCTATTTCTTGTAGCTGTAGTATTCTGTTCGAATACTAAATACCTACTTGATGAAGCGATAAACTTCTTCAATCTAATCAACAATCTTCGTACATTAACCCTATCAAGTGCTGATGGTCTTGCTTGGAGTGTTTTCTGTCCCCAAACTACCACACCTTGACCTGGGAATGAAGCGATTGGATTAACTCTATCTTCATAAAGTTCATCTCTTTCAGAATGAGTCAATCTTGTTTGTGCTTCAAGTACGGTTGTTAATCCACCACGATTCAGACCAGCTGGTGCGAACCATTCGTGTGCTACTTTATCTGTGTAAGCGATTACACCAGGTAACACAACTGAAGGCGGAACCCATACAGGTAACGATGTATTTCTATCTACAATCTTTACCCAAGGATAATAGGTTGCTGCGTAATTCGTATCAAGTGCGGAAATTGTATTTACTGCACTTGCTATTGTACCACCATGAATACCACAATCCAATACATAAAATGCATCACCACGAGCTTCACATTTAGCTATCGCGTGATTAGTAATCTTGGAATGTAATCCGTGAATTATACCAGGTGTTATCAACATATTGATATCGAACTCATCAGCGTTACTAATAGCGTTAATTGCTTTTTTGTAAGATACTGAACCACCAGTAGATGATGTTGAACAATCAAATCCTTGAGTATTGGTATTAACAATATTCGCTCCCGTATATTTAGGAACTGCTGGATTTGAACCATCAAAACCACCTTGAAATGGAACAACGAACTTTCTCTGTTTAATATGAGAAAGGTCAAGTGTTATCTTTTCAGTACCATCTGAATAAGTAGTTCCAAGTGTTGATGCGTCTGCATGTCCATTGAAATCCTCAAGACTCATTGTGGTATTTGAACCATTTCCAAATGAATTATGTGGTGCTAAATATTCTTCAGCATCAGCATTAGCGTAATCTACACCATATAGTACAGCACTATCAAATTCACCTTGTGCATTTGATTGAGTTGCTTTGAATGTCCAAGCTGGAACAGTTGAATCATCACTACCATGTGGATTGTTAATTGACGCGTGTCCCATTGGAACTAATGACTTTGGTATTTCATTGTTAGCAATTTCTGAATAATCTGATACATAGATGTATTTAGACAGATTTGGCCAATCACCATTGTAAGTGAGTTTACCATTTGCGTCTATTGTTACATATCTATCACCGATTCGTCTTGCGAAGTAATTAGGACTTGTTGGATCAAAATTAAGACCATCCCATTGTTCTAAGATATTATCTTTTGTCAAGTTATTATCATTTAAACCAGTCTGTCTTACTTGAAGTGAAAATGTTCCATAATCACTACCAGCAACTGAACCTGCCTTCTTAATATTCGAAATAACAATCTTATATTTGTTATTTACATCACTACCATGTGAACGAGATTTAACTGCAAATAAACTATACCTTCCACCATTTAATGTCTGTGATTGAATAGCGGGTGTCGCTGCGTTTTGATATGTTATACCTAAACCTAAAGTTCCATCTACGACTGATACAGTATTACTTGCGGAATATCCCGATGTAGTTTGTACATACTTGTAATTCTTATACAAATAAGCTGCTACCGTATTCTGACCAGATTTCTGAACTTGTGCATCTCTACTAAATACATCTTCAATATAAGAAGCGTTACTACTTCCAGTATTAAAACTGAAACTATATTTATTTACACTTCCATCTGCTGTCAAGCTCTTTGCTCCCCAGTTACTACCACTCAATGTTAATGAAGCTGATTCCCAGTTACCAATAATTGTACTACCTTCTAAATCTGCAGTTCCACTTGAACCACCACGAGATGGTACTAATACTGCGAGTACTTTACCACCTATTGCTGCGGCTCCACCTGCAAGTGATGTGCTAGTACTTCCAGATTTAAATGAAATACTATTTCCACCAGTTCCCGAAAGGGACGCCGTTACTACAAGATTAACGGAATGGGAAACATTTGGTTGCCATACCGATGTAGATACTGGAATACCAGTTGCTGCGTTAATTTGAATAGACATTGACTGGATACGATTCTTAAACTCTTCCCTATTATTAACTAATGATCCACTTCCAAGGAAGTAATATGAATTTGCTGAAGGTTCATCAGCTGGTAATGGTAAATCCACAGCTGTAAATTTAAACTTAGTTCCATCCGAACCAGTTATAGCAAATACATCATTTTCAGACATCCTCGACATACTAATTGATGCATTTCCATATTTTGCAGCCGTTGTAGTTCCTGTCGTAATTGCCAATGAATCTGCTGAGTATCCACTTGTGTTAAGAATACGAACTATCGTTACAGTTCCTGCACTCCTTAAATATTGTTCTACCGCGTATGGTGTATAATAATCTTTGGTCGTAGTTCCAAACATTTCTTCGAACTCAGGAAAATTACTAATTTGAGTTGGTACAAAAGCAGGACCTTTAAGTGTTGGTCCTATTATACATGCTCCAATATCAGCAATCCCTTGTGGAAGAAATGATAAATCCCGTTCCCTCGTAAACACACCTGGCGATACGATTCTTTCTGCCATTATTTTTCTCCTATGTTATAATTTAAATAACTAAATTAGTCGTTTTTAGACTATAAATATTTAATATAAATATCGCCTAACTTTCTCAAACGATATGTTTGTGGGAGATTATTTTAAGTAGTTTCTGAAGTTTCTACTGGTGCAGGAGTAAATACTCCTGTTGCTGGATCTAAATTTCCAGGACCATACTTTTCATTCAAATCAGCAACTAATTTTCGTTCAGTTTCTTGAACTTCACCGTACTCAACTTCCAATTTAGCCTTAGCATTATCCAATTGGTCTAATTGTTGTGTTACCAACAACCTTTGAACCTCTAATTGTCCAAATTGTAGTTGTTTCTGTTGATATGAGCTTTGTAGGTCTTGTAAAGATTTCAATTCATCTTCTGTGAACTTTGTCTCTTTGTTAGCCATAACTTTTTCTCCTTATTATTATTTATAACTTATACAATATATAAATATCAAGTAAATTACTCTAATTCACTTTTTTCTTTAGATCTTCTATCTCTTGTTTTAATTCCTTTACCGATTCTATTAATAACGGAACTAATCGTTTATAGTCAACTCCCAAATAACCATTTTTTCTTTCTACCACAATTTCAGGAATGACTTTTTTAACTTCTTGTGCAATTACCCCAACATCGTGTCCTCTATGTTGAGCCCAACCTGGTGATTTCTCGTTCCAATCAAACTCTACACCACGAATACCATCTATCTTATCCAATGAACCTTGTATAACTTCTATATTATCTTTAAGTCTTTCGTCTGATGAGTTATATGCTACAACATCACCATCTGATATTATATCACCAGATGCAGATACGATTCCAAACGAAGCGGTTGCAGAAGCACTTATATTTCCAGTAATTTCAAGGCCTGTGTTTAAAGTTTTTCCAACATATTGATAAACAGACATATAGCAATATTGACTATCACTTGGATCTTTTGCGGAATTAAGAAATTGAATTACACCAGTTTTATAATCAAATACATAATCATTAGTTGAAACTATATCACCACTATCTACTGATTCGGATGTAACGGCACTTGATTTATAAAGAATTGCTAAATATCCTGGAGTAGAATCTTCAACCGTAGATGTTGCCAATCCAGCTATTGAATATTTAGGAGATATAAAATTAGTCTGTTGATTGCTATCTATTAACTGTGCACCAACTCCACTATTGCTTCCACTCGGGTCTAAAAAGAACCAAATTTCATTATTAGTATTTGATTTAGTCAATTTATGTCTATACCAATACTTCATAATGTTTTCACTACTAACCGAGTAAAAAGAACCACTCTGTGAACTTCCACTATAAGGTAATCCAGATGATGGAATCTTACCAGTTTGAGTATATATCTCAGACGACTGTAAATCAAGTACACTTGTAAATGATTCTTGAGCAGTCGTGTAGGTATTATGCGTATATCTTCTTGACGCTAATAATCTACTTGATTTTGACCCTGAATCTATTTTTCCCATTTCTTATCTCTAACTAAAAGTCAATGTTATGTCATCTATTGGTGTTGGATCACCTTTATATCTGACTATTACATAAAGTTCATTATCATTTGAATCTAAATACATTCCATCTGCATTTCTTATTGGAACGGTATATGTATTACTTCCAATACTACCACCACTATTTCCATACAAACTAATTGCCGTGGAAAATGGATTTTTAAAATTATCTTGTGCTATATCTGCTTCAATTAAATTACTTGTAGTTGCTGTAGGATCATAAATCCTTGCCACACCCAAAGCGCTATTATTACCACTATTTTTACCCGAACTCTCAAATAATAATGCACATGAAACACCATTTGTGGTAGCGTTCCAAGCTATCAATGTATTATTATTAAGATTTACCGTCATACTTGATTTCGTTCCACCATCAGTTTGAAATCTTCTAATATAATACTTGTAAGTTCCACTACCATAACTTGATGGATACCAATATCTATAACTACCACCTGGATCTACCAAAAATCCTGGTTTCACTTGTAAGTCATAATTACCTAATTGATTTATTGCAAATGTAGTTGTCCATGCAGTTCCATTAAATGCCTGTACGTTATCTGCCAATTGTATTCTGTAACTTTCACCAGTAAATGTTTCTGTTGTTCCTGCTAAAGTTCCACCATCATATCCTTGTGCTCTTCCATAAACTCCCATACTTCCACTTGTATGAGGTTGACCAAACATACTTGCAGAATGATAATAAATTGTTTGAGTATCTAATGTCGAATAATCACTATCCCTATCCCTTGCCCTTGTCTGAACCGTAAATGTTTCATCAGTAAGAGTTGCTGAAGATTGTAT